GTATCTATACCAAAAGTAGATTTAAAAAGAAAAGCCGCTTGTTACAAATGGCTAGAAGACAATGGTTTAGGCGACATTATTAAGAATAGTGTCGGTATAAGTTTCGGTAAGGGTGAGAGCAATATGGCAACACATTTGCAAGAAACCATCAAAGAGATGGGTCTCATACCTGAAGTAAAAGCTTCAGTGCACGCTGGTACACTGAAAGCCACTATTAAAAAGTGGCATGAAGAGGGCAAAAGTCTGCCAGAAGAGTTGTTTTTTCTGCACTTTGGTCAAACAACAAAGATCAGCCGACAAAATAAAAAATAAGGAGTAAACATGGCAAACGCTATAAAGAAAAAAGACGAAACAAACGTAGTTGCTTTTGATCCTAGCATGTTCGAGGAAGATGCTAATAAAGGATTAGGCAATCTGGGAATGGACGATCTTGCAATCCCTTTTCTTCGTATACTGAGTGATACGTCACCACAGATCAAGAAAAGAGATCCTCTATACATAGAGGGAGCGGAGAGTGGAATGATCTACAACACGCTTACAAAAGAAATATACGACGGAGAAGCAGGAGTAAGTGTAATACCTTGCGCCTACCAACGTCAATATATTGAATGGACAGATAGAGGCGAGGGCAGTGGTGCTCCTGTTAATATCTATCCTGCAGAGAGTGATATACTTTCAAAAACAACAAGAGATGAGCAGAGAAAAGATAGGTTATCTAATGGTAACTATATCGAAGATACTGCGAATCATTATTGCCTGGTCATTGGCAAGGACGGAACTTCCTCCCAAGTCCTCGTTGCAATGAAAAGCACCCAACGTAAGAAATCCAAACGATGGAATTCTCTTATGTTGGGTCTTAAATTGAAGGGTGCAAACGGATTGTTTACACCTCCTTCATACTCGCATGTCTACACACTTAAAACATTAGCTGAGTCTAATAANTTAGGTGAGTGGTTTGGCTGGGATATTACGAGAGTAGGTCCTGTCGAGGATGTTGATACTTATCAAGCTGCAAAAGCTTTTGCTGATAGCGTTGCTAAAGGCGAAATAAAAGTTAAGCACGAAGATGAGAGTGTTGACAACGGTGAAAAAGCACCGTACTAAAAAACTTTATAAAAGGGGCGACCGCCGTTGCCCCTTTAAATATATGAATGAGAAAGATTTATGGACGACCAAAACAAGTTTATTGAAATATTTACAGGCTTAGACCGAGCATACGGTCAAACACAAAGCCGTGAAAAGAACGAAGCGGGCAAATTAGAAGGCCGCTCTTGGTTAGTTAAAGAACCAATTACCAGAGATAAATGGATTAATCACTTAGAAGGTAAAGAGCCGTCCCTTGGTATTATACCAATTGATGACAACAACCAATGTAAGTGGGGAGCTATCGACATAGATACGTACGATGGCTTTGATTATAAAAAATTAATTAAAAAAATTGTCGAGAATAAATTACCCCTAATTGTGTGTAAGTCAAAGAGTGGGGGTGCTCATGTATTTTTATTTGTAAGCGAACCAGTGCTTGCAAAAGATATGCAAATAAAATTAAAAGAGATAGCCGTATGGTTAGGCTATGGTGACTGTGAGATATTTCCAAAGCAAATTGAATTGAACTCAAAAGGTACAGGTAACTTTTTAAACTTGCCGTATAACCACCCAGAGTTTCCCACAAGGTATGCGTTTGATGATAAAGGTAATGCATTGATTGAATTAAGTATGTTCATAAAGCATTATGAAACGAAAGTCTTATCGAATCTCAGCATGGTCGTTATCGATAAACCTGTTACCGCAAAAAAGAATGAAGATTTTAAAGGCGCTCCTCCGTGCTTAGTTACACTAGCATCACAGGGCTTCCCTGAAGGATCACGGAACATGGCTTTGTTTCAATTAGGAATTTATTTACGTGAACGCTTTCCTGAAAAGTTAGAAGAAAAATTAGATTACTACAACTCTAAATATTTTAAACCGCCTCTGCCAAGCAGAGAAGTGTTAACAATATTTAAGCAAGTAGAAGATAAAAAATATTTTTATCGGTGTGAAGAGCCGATGTTTAAAACAGTGTGTGAGAAAATTAAATGTCAGTCACAAAAGTTTGGCGTCGGCAACTCCGCTACGAATGAGATTATGGGATTAAAGAAATGGGTATCCGATAATCCTGTGTATGAGTTAACGCATAACGGTAAAGTTATTATTCTAACAGTCGATCAATTATCTAGTCACGCGGAGTATAGAAAGCAATGTATAGCGCAAGCGAATGAAAGCCCACGGCCCATGGCTCCTGCCATATGGGCAGATATGGTAGATGCATTATTAAAAAATATGCAGGAAGATGACTTTATACAATTACCAGGTGAGGTAACAGCGAAGGGTCAGTTCTTAAATCAATTACAAATATTTATAGAGAACAACAGAGGTGCAAAGGATAGACAAGACGTACTGCAAGGTATGGTGTTTGAATTAAAAGATTATTATTTCTTTAAACCTCAAGCATTTAGAGACTTTTTAAAGACAAAAAGATTTGCCAAAGCATCTGATTCTGAGCAGTATAAAATGTTTGAAGAGTTTAAAGGTACAACCGCAAAGCTTAAAGTAAACAATAACCCAGAGCATTGTTGGAAAATAGCTACTACAATTCTAGAGTCAGAGTATAGATTAAGTAAGAAAGACTTTAGTGAAGAGGAGGCATACTAATGCATAGACATATAGTTATTGGTCCTCCTGGCACAGGCAAGACAACATACTTAAAAAATAAAGTACAAGAGTTAATTAAGTCTGGTGCCTGTACCTCACAACAAATTGGTTATTTTAGTTTTACCGTCAAAGCAGCAGAAGAGATCAGAGACAGAGTTATGGATAAGGAAGAGTTAAGTAAAGAACAAATGAAAATTATGTTTCCTTACTTCTCTACGCTACATAGTTTAGCGTACCGACGTCTGCAGCTACAGCAGTCACAGATCATGGATGATAATGATTATGCTGAACTATCAAGAATGACAGGTCATGAATACGTTAACAAGATGCGTAAAGGTAACGGTGTTGATATTTCCATGCCGACCGCAAAGAGTGAGTACCAAGACATTATTAATTTAGCATATGCAAAGTATCCTGATGAGGACGATAGGTTACATAAAGTGTTTAGAGAAACAACACTCAATAACTACGGCGCACGGAACATGATAGAGCAAATGGATTTAGACTTACGTAAGTTTAAAGAAGTTAGAGATAAGTATGAGTACGTTGATTACTTTGTAAATTTTATTAAACGTAAAAATGCACCGCAATTAAAATATTTATTTGTTGATGAAGCACAGGATTTATCTGCGCAGCAATGGCAAGTCGTNGACATGTTGCAAAAAGAATCAGGAGCATTAGAAACATATGTTGCAGGTGATGATGATCAAGCAATATTTCGTTGGGCAGGTGCAGACATTGAACACTTTATTCGAATGGCAAAAGATGAAAGTAATACAATTATACCACTGACACAATCATATCGTATACCTGTAAGTGTGCACACTCTTGCCACAAAATTAGCACAGTCTATATCGCAAAGAATACCAAAAGAATACAAACCAAGAGATGAAGAAGGCATGAGAAAAGTCTTAAATATCAGACCTTTAAACAAAGGATTGGTAGAAGGTGAGTGGTTAATTTTATGTCGGACACATGAGATTGTAAAACAAATATCAGAATCTTTAGAAGCTTACGGATGGTTGTATAAACGTTACGGATCATCCGTTATTAGTTTTAGATACATCGAAGCCATACGTGCATGGACACGTTTACAAAAAGGAGAAAGCATCTCTGGTGTTGATTGTGATACAATTTATCATCACATGGATAGCACTCGTATAAAAAGAAATTACGGTGTGTTCAAAGGACAACATGAAGGGATGTATGATTTAGATACACTTATTAAAGAATATGGGTTAAGAGTAGATATAAAGTTATCAAGTACAAGGACAGCAAGTGTGAAAGATATTACCTGGTATGACATGTTAAACGGAAAAGGTTTACGAAAAAGAATTCCTTACCTTCGTTCTATCATGCGTTCAGGAAATAAATTAGATGCGATACCTCGTATCGAAGTGTCTACCATACATGCAAGTAAAGGAGGCGAGAGAGATAATGTTATGTTAATTACCGATCTATCATACGGTCCTTACAAGTCATCAACAGAAACACAACAAGGTAAAGATGATGAAGCAAGAGTATTTTATGTTGGTGCTACTAGAGCAAAGAAAGAATTACATCTTGTTCACCGCACCGAAGGACAATATGAATACGAACCAATATTTTTTCACGAAAGAAACTGTGCATGATCTCTCAAGACTTATTAGATGAAGCAAAGAAATTAATTGGTGGTGATAGACAAACGGATTACGGTGACAAGCTCACGAACCACGAAAACATTGCGAACTTTTGGTCTATATTTTTAAAGACTAAAGTTACACCGCACGATGTTGCCATTTGTATGGCCTTGGTAAAAGTTGCACGGCTCATGAACCAACATAAAAAAGATAGTTATATTGATATGGCCGCATACGCTGCGATAGCAGGTGAAATAGAAGCAAGAACAGATAAAGATATTTCTTTTGAATCAGAAGGCGAGAAACGAGGAAGAAAAACATCAGAAGCTATTGCCCAATGGCATGAGGAGAGAAAAAAATGAAAGAACAACCTAATTGGTTTCCTAAAGTACACCGCATGCCTAGTGAATGGGTTATGCCTGACACCTTTCCTGATCTATCTGGTTATGACGAGATAGCCATTGATTTAGAAACAAGAGACCCTGGTATAAAAGATACAGGACCAGGATACATACGTAAGAATGGCGAAGTAGTTGGTATCGCTGTCGCTGTAGACGGGTGGAAAGGATACTACCCTATTGCTCACGAAACACCGCCCAACATGGATAAAGAGTTAGTTACTAGGTGGTTGCGTAAGCAGTGTTCGTACGAGTCTGTCAACTATATATTTCATAATGCGTTCTATGATGTTGGTTGGTTAACCACGATGGATATTGACATTAAAGGAAAAATAATAGACACTCTAATTGCAGCACCACTCGTAGATGAGAACAGGTTCAGATTTGATTTAAACTCATTAGCAAAAGATTACTTACAAGAGTCAAAATCGCAAGCCCAACTTTACGAGGCTGCAAAAATGTGGGGCCTAGATCCGAAAGGTGAAATGTGGAAGCTTCCCGCCTCACATGTAGGAGAATACGCAGAACAGGATGCCGCTGTAACGCTACGCTTATGGCATCACTTACGTTTAAAAATACAAGAACAAAACTTAATTAATATATTTGAATTAGAAACTGATTTGTTTCCTGTCTTGTTTAAGATGAAACAAAAAGGTGTTAAGGTAGATTTAGATAAAGCCGAGGTAATAAAAAATGATTTACAAAAACAAGAAAAGAAACTCTTGGGATCTATTAAAAAACTTTCTGGAGTGGACGTCGAAGTCTGGGCTGCCACCAGTGTGGCAAAGGCGTTTGATAAACTTTCACTGCCATATGATACTACTCCAACAGGACAACCAAAGTTTGACAAGAACTTTCTGTCGACACATGATTCCCCTCTCGCTAAAATGGTTGTGGAATGCCGTGAGATTAACAAAGCGAGAACAACCTTTATCGATACCATCCTCAAGCATTCGCACCGAGGCAGGATTCATGCTGAAATCCACCAGATGCGTAGTGACCAAGGAGGAACGGTAACAGGTAGGTTTAGTTATTCTAATCCGAACTTACAACAGATCCCTGCACGTAATGCTATTTTAGGACCAATGATACGTTCATTGTTTATCCCTGAAAAAGATTGTCAGTGGGGTATCTTTGATTACTCGCAACAAGAACCACGGCTCGTGGTGCATTATGCCGCCTTAAAAACTTTCTTTGGTGCAGGGAAATTTGTTGATGCATACCAGGAGGAAGACTCTACTGACTTTCATCAGTTGGTTGCTGACATGGCAGACATTGGTCGTAAGCAAGCTAAAACAATTAACTTAGGATTATTTTACGGCATGGGTAAAGGTAAACTGATGTCACAGCTCGGTGTTGATTTAGAAACAGCAAGTGATCTACTGACAGCCTATCATCAACGTGTCCCTTTTGTTAAACAATTGATGAATGACACGATGAACAAGGCAGGCAAGAAAGGATATCTATCCACGCTCCTCGGACGGCGTTGTCGTTTTGAGTTATGGGAACCAAGTAATGAATGGGGTAAAAAAGCTTTACCTAGAAAAGAAGCTGAAAATGAATACGGCGAACATATTCTTAAACGTGCCTGGACCTACAAAGCATTAAACAGATTAATACAAGGCTCTGCCGCTGATCAAACAAAGCAAGCAATGGTATCTTTACACAAAGAAGGGTACACGGCTCACATACAAGTACATGATGAACTAGACTTTTCTGTTGCAAGTGAGAAAGATAGTGCTAACATCAAAGAGATTATGGAAAATTGTGTTGAGTTGTTAGTACCAAGTAAAGTTGATGTCGAACTCGGCGAGAGCTGGGGCGACGCTGGTGATTAAGATTTGGTTATTAATTTCTATGGTATCCATGCCTGGTATGCCTTCCGTTAAACACACTGCTGAACTGTGGTTTGATGAACCTAAGTGTGAAGCAAGACGTATTGATATAGAGAATGTTTTATATAATACTGCAGCAGAACAAGGAATCAATCCTGTATATATTGAAACCTGGTGTCTTGAATCAAATATGTTTGTTATTAATAATAGTTGACACTCCCATTAAATTAGATTAAAGAAACAATTAAATGAGAATGGTGCAACATTCTCCGAGTATGGCCGA